CGATCGCCGTTTCTGCCTATCTGCTCTGCCTCAACTGGCCCGGTGTTTATCGCCGGGCCGTTCCTCTTTCAGGAGACCGCCCCTTGCAGATCGACATGATGCAAACTTCCCGGCTGGTGCCCTACATCCGCAATGCCCGCACCCACTCCGCCGATCAAGTCGCGCAGATCGCCGCCTCAATCGCCGAGTTTGGTTTCACCAACCCGATCCTGATCGGCGAGGACGACGTGATCATCGCCGGGCACGGACGGATGATGGCGGCACAAACTCTTGGCTTGGCGCAGGTGCCGGTGATCGTTCTGGACCATCTGTCCGAAGCCCAGCGCCGGGCGCTGATCCTTGCCGACAACCGGATTGCCGAAAACGCCGGTTGGGACAACGCGATGCTGGCCTCGGAACTGGCGGCGCTGCGCGATGAAAACTTCGATCTGGACATGATCGGCTTTGACGAGGCTGAACTCGACGAATTGCTGGCGGGGTTTGAATTTGGTGATGCGGGCGCGCTGGGCGGCGAAGGGCAAGGCGGCGAGGCTGGCAACAGCGATGCCCCACCAGCCGCGTCGTCCTCCGGCAGCCTGGCCGCCCGCTTCGGCATCCCGCCCTTCTCGATCCTCGATGCCCGCAAGGGTTGGTGGCAGGATCGCAAGCGCGCCTGGCTCGACACGGGCATTCGTTCCGAACTGGGCCGAGGCGAAGGCGATCGGGCGTGCCCGGGTGGCAGCCCGATGCCCGGCAACGGGTCGCGCAAGGATTACAAACCCGGGGCTGCCAAAGCATTCCAAGATGGCACGGTGCTTGGCGGCGGTGGTCTGGCCGATCAGGTCGCCAAGGCCGCCACCGCCCGCCGTCAGAAAAAGGAGGCCGCACATGGCTAAATCTCTCGCCCGCACCTTCGGCCAGGACCTGATGCGCGGCGAGCATGTGGTCGGCGGCGACAAGACCAACGGCGGTGTGCTGATGCCGTCGCATTCGTCAGGCGATCCGAGCTTCTATGCCAAGAAGCGCGCCAAAGAGGCCGAGTTGGGCCATGAATTGACCACCGAAGCCTTTCTTGCCAATCACTACCAAGCCTCCGACGCCGCGACAGCGTCGGGCACATCGATCTTCGATCCCGTACTGTGCGAAATCGCCTATCGCTGGTTCTGCCCGCAAGGCGGCACAGTCCTCGATCCCTTCGCAGGCGGGTCGGTGCGCGGCATCGTCGCCTCGCAACTGGGCCGGGCTTACGTCGGGATCGAACTCCGGGCCGAACAAGTCGCCGCCAATCAGGCACAGGCGGCGCTGGGCGCAGGCCCGGTGCCGCGCTGGATCACCGGCGACAGCCGCGATATCGCCACGCTGGCCAAGGGCGTCGACGCCGATCTGATCTTCAGCTGCCCGCCCTATTGGAACCTCGAGGTCTATTCCGACGACCCAGCCGACCTTTCGACGCTAGGCAAGGACGCCTTCTTCGACGCCTACGCCCGGATCATCGCCGGGGCTATGTCTCGGCTGCGCGAAGATCGCTTCGCCGTCTGGGTGATCGGCGATGTCCGCGACGCGGGCGGGTTCTTCGTCAACCTTCCGGGCAAAACGGTTGAGGCCTTCGAGGCCGCCGGTGCCCGATTCTACAACGACGCGATCCTCGTCACCGCCGTCGGCTCACTGCCAATCCGCGCGGGTCGGCAGTTCACCGCCTCCCGCAAGCTGGGTCGGACCCACCAGAACGTGCTGGTGTTCTGCAAAGGAGACCCCAAGCGGGCCACCGAGGCGATCGGCCAGGTGGAGTTCGGCGAAATCGACGAGGCCGACGGCACCACCGAGGAGGCACCCCAAGAATGACCGTCCCGATCGTGCAAACCCATTCGGGGATCTGGGTCGTCCGCGACGATCTTCACCCCGGTGGCACCAAGGCCCGCTTCATCGGGCAAGTGTTCGAAGGCGTGCAGGAGGCTGTCTATGCCAGCCCGCCCGAGGGCGGCGCGCAAACCGCCTTGGCACATGTTGCCCGGGCGCTGGGCAAGAAGGCGACGATCTTTGTGGCCCAGCGCGCCAAACCGCACGCCCGGACGCTGGAAGCCGCCCGGCTGGGCGCCAAGGTTGTGCCGGTATCACCCGGATATCTCACCGTTGTGCAAAGCAGGGCGCGCCAGTATTGCCGAGACAGCGGGGCATCACTGATCCCCTTCGGTGCCGACATCCCCGGCGCAACCGAGGCCCTCGCCGCGGCGGCAATGGCAAGCGGCCTTAAACCGGACGAGGTCTGGTGCGCTGCGGGATCGGGCGTTCTGGCGCGCGGCTTGGCGCTGGCTTGGCCTAAAGCTCGGCGACATGTCGTACAGATCGGTCGGGAACTGGCGCCGAAGGATGTCGCAGGGGCATGCATCCACGTCTATCCGCGCGCCTTCGGGCAAGTGGCCATCATGGGCGCGCCCTTCCCAGCGGACCTGCACTATGATGCGAAGGCATGGGAGATGTGTGTGGCGATGCGCGGACCGGGCCGGGTGCTGTTCTGGAATGTCGCCCCATTGCCCCGACCCTGATCCACGCTGTCAGTGCAGCATATCCCCTAGTCCAGTCAGTTCGAAAGCAGCCTTCATCGCCGGATCAAACCCCGGATCGATCCGCGCCGGGCCATAACCATGCGCTCGGTTCCAAGCATCAACCTCGCGCAGCTCTGCGGCGAACTCCTCGGGCGACGCGGCCTCCTTCAAGATCGTGTCGCCCTCGCAATAGCTGAAGACCATCAGCCGGGTCGGGTTGGCCCATGTTCCGAAATACGAGGCATCCTGGCCGGTATCGACCTGCGCCCAGCCGTTGGCATAGCGGCAGAGGCCGAAGTCGTAGAGGTAACGGTCTGCGGGGGCGAACTCGCGGGTGATCTTCATGCTGCTGCTCCCCTCTGGGCGGTGATGGCGATCACGCAAAGGTCGCGGTAGCGGGCCATAGCCTTGGGGCTGGACGAGACCGGATTGATCTCGAAAGCCTGCAGACCAGCGATGTCGCCTGCCTCGGCCAAGGCCACGATCTGGGCCAGCTTGGCGCGGAAGCGCGCGTGGGTCGGTTTGGAGAAATCCGGCGCGGGTGGCAGCGCGCCGGTTTGCGCATGATTGATGATGGCTTGGCGCTTGCCGACCACCGGGGCGGGCGCGATTTTTGGTTCGTCGAAGGGCGCCGGGATCGGCTCGCCCTCAGGTTGGGGGTTGCCATAGTCCAGCACCAAGGTCAGCCGGGCCTCGGCCTGATCCCAAGTTTCGGCGGTCATGATCGAGGTGAAGGCAAGAGCGGCGCGGTCGGTGCCGATCTGCGCCGCCAGCAAGCGGGCGAGATTATCGCCCGCCTTCTTGGCGCTGGTTGTGGGCTTAAACGGGGTGTCGGAGAGGCGCTGGGCGAGCGTGTCGATCTGCGTGGCGGTCAGGGCTTTGGTTTTCATGGTCGGGTTCCTTCAGGCGTTGGTGATGTGAGCGGAATGGCCGAGGGTCGTGACGGCGTAGATCATCGTGCGGCCGTCGCCGATCGCGGTGCCGTAAGCCTGCGCCTCGTGCAGCGTCGCGAATTGCGAGCGCGTGCGGGTGGCGGGCGTACGGCCCCGGGCGGCGACAAAGTGGGCGGCGTTCCTAAGGCAGAATTCTTCGTGGGTTGTCAGGGGGCTCAAGGCGGTCTTCATGGCGGTCTCCGTTGGGTTGCGATGGCTGCAGACAGCGCACGACGTCAAAAGAGAGCAACTCCTAAGTCATTGAATAAATGAGGTTTCGGTCAGAATGGGAGTGTCCCGACGAAGCTATGCCGCGCAGCGCGGTGTCTCGGAAGCGGCGGTCCGCAAAGCCATCGCCACCGGCCGGATTACCACCCTGCCCGACGGCACGATCGATCCCACGCGGGCGGATTCCGAGTGGGGCGCCCAGACCGATCCGGCCAAACAGCGGGGCCAGCATGCACGCCAGATGGGCGCGGAGACGGCCGCAGGCACGGCGCGGGTGGCGGCGACAAAGCCAGTGCCCCAGGCCGCAATCCGGGCCGTTGCCGATACCTTGCGTGACGCCGGAACCGATCCGGGTAGCCCGGAGGCGACCGGCGGTGAGGTGTCCTTCCTGCGCGCCCGGATGGCGAATGAGGTTCTGAAGGCCCAGACCGCCAAGGTCCGGCTGGAAAAGATGAAGGCCGAGGTGATCGACCGGGCCCGGGCCACGGCGATGGTGTTCGATCTGGCCCGGCGCGAGCGCGACGCCTGGCTGAACTGGCCGCCACGGGTGGCCGCGAACATGGCGGCGGAACTGGGCGTCGACGCCCACAGGATGGAGCAGGTTCTAGACATGTATTTGCGGCAGCACCTGTCGGAAATGGCGGAGGTGAAGATTGAACTCCGCTGAGACGTTTGATGGGTCCGAAGAGGTTCGTCGCGCCTGGATGGCCGGGCTTGCCCCCGATCCTTCCTTGACGGTTTCGCAATGGGCGGACCGGCACAGGGTATTGTCGTCCCGGGCGGCGTCGGAGGCCGGGCCCTATCGGACTGCGCGCACGCCTTACATGAAAGCCGTAATGGATGCCCTCTCGCCCCGGCATCCGGCACAGCGGGTGGTGTTCATGAAGGCGGCGCAGGTTGGCGCCACCGAGACGGGCAACAACTGGATCGGCTTCTGCATGCACCGCGCGCCGGGGCCGTTTCTGGCCGTGCAGCCGACTGTGGATCTGGCGAAACGTCTCTCGCAGCAGCGGATCGACCCACTTATCGAGGAAAGCCCCGATCTTCGGGCGCTGGTCCTGCCGTCGCGATCGCGCGACGCCGGTAATACTATTCTGGGCAAGCGCTTTCCGGGTGGGCAACTGATCCTGACCGGGGCGAACTCCGCCGTTGGCCTGCGATCAATGCCCGCGCGCTGGGTGTTTCTGGACGAGGTCGACGCCTATCCCGGTGATGTCGATGGCGAAGGCGATCCGATCGCCTTGGCCGAAGCCCGGACCATCAGTTTCGGGCATCGCAGCAAGGTGTTTCTGGCCTCGACGCCGACGTTGAAGGGATTGAGCCGGATTGAACGGGAGTGGGAATTGTCCGACCAGCAGCGCTATCACGTGCCCTGCCCGCATTGTGGCGGGCTGCAATGGCTGCAGTTCGAGCGGCTGCGCTGGGAACCGGGCAAGGCCGAGACGGCGCAGTACCTCTGCGAACATTGCGACGCCCCGATCGCTGAGCGGCACAAGACGTGGATGATGGCGGAAGAGAACGGCGCTGGCTGGATGGCCACTGCTGCACCAGAGGTTCAGGCTGCGGCCAAGGCAGCGGGCGTTGTCGGTTATCACATTTCCGGGCTGTATTCACCGCTGGGGTGGCTGTCCTGGGAGGAGATCGCCCGGGGCTGGGAAGGTGCGCAGGGTAATGATGCGGCGCTGAAAACCCTGAAGAATACGATCCTCGGCGAGACATGGCAGGAACGCGGCGAGGCGCCGGATTGGCAGCGGCTCTATGAACGGCGCGCCGATTGGCAGCTTGGGGTCGCACCGGAAGGGGTGCTGCTTTTAACGGCCGGGGCCGATGTGCAGCGCGACCGGATCGAGGTCGATGTCTGGGGTTGGGGGCCCAATCTGTGCTCCTGGCTGGTCGATCACGTGGTCCTTGAGGGCGATACGGCCCGCCCGGAAGTCTGGGCGCAACTGTCGGCTTTCCTTGGCCAGACATGGGACCATCCCTCGGGCTGCAGGATGGCGCTGGCCCGGATGGCGATCGATTCCGGCGATGGTGTGACCACCGACGCCGTCTATTCGTGGGTTCGCGCCGCCGGGCGGGGTCAGGTGATCGCGATCAAGGGTGTGGCAGGGTTCGACCGCAGCACCCCAGTGGATGGGCCGACCTACGTCGAGGTGACGGAAGCCGGGCGCAAACTGCGCCGCGGGGTACAGCTTTGGAAGGTCGCGGGCGCTGTGTTCAAGTCGGAAACCTATCGGTTTCTGCGCCTGATCGCGCCCACAGACGAAGAACTGGCCGAAGGTGGGGAATGGCCGCACGGGTTCGTTCACATCCCGAAAGGCACCACGGCTGAATGGATGAAGCAGCTCACCGCCGAGCAGCTGATGACGATCAAGACCCGGCAGGGTTTCCAGCGGTTGGAATGGCAGCAGACCCGCGAACGCAACGAGGCGCTGGATTGCCGGGTCTATGCCCGTGCCGCCGCCTGGCTGATGGGGATCGATCGCTGGGACAATCACCGCTGGGAACAGTTGGAAGCGCAACTCGACCGACCCACCGGCCCTGCCGAACCGCCACCCGCCGGGCAACCCAACCGGCCCGCACCACCGACCACCGCAAAACGACCCGCCCCCTGGATGGGCGCGAGAAAGAAATGGTTCTGACATGGCCTGGACACAAGCTGAACTCGATGCCCTGAAGCGGGCCTATGCTGCGGGCACGCTTCGCGTGACCTCGGATGGGCGGTCCGTCGAATATGGCAACGCCGCGGACCTGTTGTCCCGCGTTCGGATCATCGAATCCGGAATGGCGCAGATCACTGGCTCGCCCCTGCCGGTTGCGGGCTTCGCCAGTTTCCGCCGGGGTGTGCGGTGACCAAGACCCCACCCATCATCCGCTGGGGCCTGATCGACCGCGCAGTGGCGCTGATTTCGCCGCGGGCTGCGTCGCAGCGCTATGCGGCCCGGATCGCGCTGGGCAATCTGCGACGCGCCTATGACGGCTCGGCCAAGGGGCGCGGCACAGACGGCTGGACCACCAGCGGCAAGGCGGCCGATGCGGAAATCGGACTGGCCGCGCCGCTGCTGCGCGATAGGATGCGGGATCTGGTGCGCAATAATCCTCTCGCGGCGAAAGCCGTCGCCGTGCTGGTCAACAGCCTCGTCGGCACCGGCATCCGGCCGCGGGCTGCAGGCACCGATAAGGCGTTGAACAAGCTGGTCGACAATCTCTGGGCGCGCTGGGCGGATCAATGTGACGCCGATGGCCACACCGATTTCCACGGGCTGTTGTCCCTGGCGATGCGCGAAACCATCGAAGGCGGTGATATCTTCGCCCTGCGGGTCCGCCGCCCGCGATCGGCTGGGCTGGTCGTGCCACTGCAGATCGAGTTGAAAGAGGCCGATCACCTCGATGCGGCGAAGTTCGAAGATCGCGCCGGTGGGGCCCGCATCCGCTACGGCATCGAACACGACAGCGCCGGGCGACGTACAGCCTATTGGATGTATCCCGATCACCCCGGCGATGCGGCACCGGTGTTCAGCCGCCGGTATGAATCTGTGCGCATCCCGGCCGACCGCGTGGCGCATCTGTTCGAACGCCAGCGCGTGCAATCTCGCGGCGTGCCTTGGGGCACCCCGGCCATGGCCGCCCTGCGCGATGTCGACGACTGGCAGCGCGCCGAACTGGTGCGCAAAAAGACCGAGGCCTGCCTCGTCGGCATCGTCTTTGGCGATGACGAAACCCAACAATCCATCGCCCCGGTGGTGCAGGATGCTGACGGCAACCGGATCGAGCAGTTTGAGCCGGGCCTGATCGCCTATGCCCGCGGCGGCAAGGACATCAAGTTCAACCAACCCGCTGCAACGGCGGGCGTTTATGAATGGCACCGGGTGCAATTGCACATCATCGCGGCGGGCTGGCGCGTGCCCTATGAGTTGATGACCGGCGATCTCAGCCAAGTGAACTTTTCGTCCAGCCGCGTGGGCCTGAACGAATTCCGCCGGATGGTGGAAGCAATGCAGTGGCAGATGATCATCCCGATGTTCTGCCAGCCGATCTGGAACTGGTTCTGCGAGGCGGCTTTCGCCGCCGGGCTGATCCCGACCGCAGATATCCCGGTCGAGTGGGCGCCGCCCAAGTTCGACAGCGTCAACCCGCTGCAAGACGCCACCACCGACCTGTTGGAGACCCGCGCCGGGTTCTCGACCATCGCCCAGCAGATCGCCAAGCGCGGCTACGATCCGCGCAAGGTGATGGAGGAATGGCAGGAATACGCACTGCTCGCCGATACGATGAACCTGATCTTCGACTCTGACCCGCGGAAAGTCAGCCGCGGCGGGCAGGTTCAGACACAAGACCCCGGATCGCTGGACACCGAGCCCGGCAAGACGCCGCCAGATCCCAGCCAAGCCTGAACGGAGCAAATCATGCCAAAGGATAACATCGATCTGCCCCTTCAGGGGCGGATGGCCTCTGTCCGCGCGGGAAGTGTGGATGAAGCCGCGCGCACGGTCGAAATCATCTGGACCACCGGTTCCACTGTCCGTCGCGCGAGGTTTTGGGATGACGCAGTCGACGAGGAATTGTCGCTGGAAGCCAGTGCGGTCCGTTTGGACCGGCTGAACGGCGGCGCGCCGTTTTTGAATTCGCACGACGCCTGGTCACTAGAGTCCGTGTTGGGTGTGGTCGTCGATGGCTCGGCCCGGATCGCCAACGGCCAAGGCACCGCGATCATACGTTTCAGTGAGCGGGCCGAAGTTGAACCGATCTTCCGCGACATCGCGGGCGGCATCATCCGCAACGTCTCCGTCGGCTACCGCGTCCATCGCTATGACATCACCAAGCGCGACGGCGCGCCCGAGTTGTGGCGCGCTGTCGATTGGGAGCCCTTGGAGATTTCCGCTGTAGCGATCGGCGCCGATCCCGGTGCGCGGGTCCGATCAGACTCGACCCGCAGCGCCACCATGAACACCTGCACCCTGACCCGCCATGCAACCCCAACTTTGGAGGCACAAATGCCCGACGATACTCAACCTGCGCCCGCGCCCGCACCTGTCACGCGCGCGATCGATCCGCCAGTAATCGCCCCGACCCCGGCCGCCCCGAACGCCGACGCGATCCGAGCCGAAGCCCAGCGGGCGGCGGCCGATATTCTGACCCTGTGCCAGCGCCACGGTCTCGACAACACCTTCGCCGCCGATCTGATCGGCCGCGGCGTATCGCTGGACGCCGCCCGCGGCGCCGTGCTGGATAAGCTGGCCGAGGGCGATATCGTGGGCACCCGAACCGGAGCGACGGTTCCGGCAGCTGCCCGTGACACAGGCGCTGCCGAAATCGCCTATCGCGATGCAGTAACGGACGCGCTGCTACATCGCCATTCCCCCGGGCTGCATCAGTTGACAGAGGCAGCGCGTGAATTCCGTGGGCTCAATCTTCTCGATATGGCGCGCCATGCCCTTGAACGTCGGGGCATCAGCACTCGAGGTCTGTCGCGGATGGAACTGGCGACCGAAGCCCTGCAAAAGCGCGCTGGGCCCGGCTATCATTCCAGCGCGGATTTTCCGTTCATCCTCGCCAACGTCGCCAACAAGACCCTGCGGTCGGCATATGACAGCACGCCCCGCACGTTCACGGCCTGGGCCCGGCAAGCGACGATCACCGATTTCCGCCCGGTGCAACGCACCCAGCTTGCAGGAGCACCCGATCTGCTGCGCGTGCCTGAGAGCGGAGAATTCACCTATGGCACCATGGGCGAAGGCCGCGAGGTCTATGCCCTGCTGACCTATGGCCGCATCATCGGGATCACCCGCCAAACCCTGATCAACGACGATCTGGACGCCTTCACCCGCATCCCCTCCGCTTTTGGGGCCTCGGCTGCCGACCTTGAATCCGATCTGGTCTATTCGATCCTGACCAGCAATCCGCTGATGGGCGACGGTGTCGCACTGTTCAACGCGGGCCACGGCAACCTCGGCACCGCTGGGGCGATTTCCGAAACCACTTTGGCCGAGGCTTACCGCCTCTTCGGCAATCAGCGCGGGCTTGAGGCGCGGCAAATCTCGGTCCAGCCGCGCTTTCTGATCACCCCGCCCGGCAGCCGGTCAGTGGAAGCCCGCAAGAACGTCACTGCCACCACGCCTAATGCCGTGGCGGGCGTCAATGCCTTCGCCGGGCGTCTGGAACCGATCGAAGAGCCCCGCCTGATCCCGGCGGCCGGGGCCGATCCGTGGTTTCTGGCGGCCGATCCCAACCGGATCGACACGGTGGAGTACGCCTATCTCGATGGCAGCAATGGCGTTTACACTGAAACTCGTATGGGCTTCGAGGTCGACGGGATGGAGATCAAAGCCCGCCACGACTTCGCCTCCAAAGCCATCGACTGGCGCGGGCTCTACCGCAACGCAGGCGTCTGACCAGCAATCGCCACCGGCGTCGCCCTAATGGCTGCGCTTCTTTTCCCCAATATTCAGGAGACCTCTGATGAAAAACTTCATCGGCGTGGGCAACCGCGTCACCCTGACGGCCACCGCTGTCATTGCCTCCGGTCAACCGGTCCTAGTCGGTTCGCTGTTCGGCATTGCCGAAAATGCCGCAGCGATCGGTGAGCCCTTGGTACTCGCTCTAAACGGCATCTTCGATCTGACGAAAACAGCCTCGCAAGCCTGGACGGTCGGCCAGCTGATCTATTGGGATGTCGCCACCTCGCGCGTTACAAACGTGCTCGCCACCAACAAGCTGGTCGGTGTGGCGGTGCTCGCAGTTGGCGCCGGTGCGGGCGAGACGACCGGCCGCGTCCGCCTCACCGCGGCCAGCGCCAATTGACCGCCTTCGATCTGGCCACGGATTCGCTGTTTGCCGATCAGAACCTTGCCACCGATGCGCTGCTGCGTGTCGGCGGCGCCAGCCCAGCTCTGGCTATCCGCGTGATCCGTGCGATGCCGGACGGGTTTGCCAGTTTTGGTGAAGGTCGGTTTGTGGTGGATACGGTGCTGTTGAACATCCGCCTGGCTGATGCACCGGCACTGGCGGCAGGCAATACCGTGGAAATCGCGGGGCAGTTGCACGAGGTCCAAGGCACTCCAACCCGCGACACCAACCGATTGGTCTGGTTGGCAGAGGCGCGGGCGCTGTGAGGCTGCTCCTCGATATCCAGGGCGATATCCGGGCGATGATGAAAGAGGAGTTGGAGGCGGCGGAAAACGCAGTGACGGCAGGCGTGTCGGAAGCGGCCAGTGGATTGCAGGCTGCCTGGCGCGGCCAGATCACCGGCGCGGCGCTGGGCCAAGGCCTCGCCAATTCGATCCGAAAGAAGCTCTATCCGACGTCGGGCGCCTCTATCCGGGCAGCGGCGGTGGTGTATTCCAACGCCTCAAAGGTGGTCGATGCCTTTGAACGCGGTGCCCTCATCCGAGCAAAAAACGGGTTATGGCTGGCAATCCCGACGGCGGCGGCCGGAAAGAAGGGCGTCAGCAACAAGCGGATCACGCCCGGCGGCTGGGAACAGCGCACCGGCCAGCGCCTACGGTTCATCTATCGTCGCGGGCAGCCCAGCCTGCTGGTGGCGGAAACCCGGCTTAACTCCAAAGGCCGAGCGGTCGCATCCAAATCGAAACCTGGCCGCGGGCTGGCGACCGTGCCGATCTTCCTCCTCGTACCGCAAGTGAAACTGCCCAAACGCCTGAGCTTAGACCGCCCGGCACGCGAGGCAGAGGCGCGGCTGCCGGGGCTGATCGTGGCGAATTGGAGGGAGGTTTAGTAACCAGCTTCCCGCTGATGGCGAACGGCAAGGATAACCGCCGTCTCGCCGTCAAAACGATAAAGCGACACATATCCGCTATCACTAAAGGGGATCAGCCACTCGCGGAA